AGGGAGCCCCCCTGTTTTTCCAGAACGTCCCTCCCCGACACGGTCCAAACCGCTCCGAACCAGTCCGTTTCAATCGGAAAATAAACCAGAGTGATGGCAGAACAAACCAAAAAGAAAAAAGTCTTACGAGGGGCAACTGAACCAAGGCTTCACAGTCCATACCTCAAAGGTAAATCACTCGTAAAAGATGTAGAAGAGATTGCTGAGATGCTTGGCCAACCGCTTTTACCTTGGCAAAAGTTCATTGCAAAGGACATGTTGACTGTTGATAGCAAAGGCAACTTCATTCGTAAATCAAACCTGCTATTAATCGCACGTCAATCAGGAAAGAGCCACTTTGCGCGTATGCTCTGTTTGGCACACCTGTTTAAGTGGCCTTCTAAGAACATCCTTATTATGTCCTCTAATAGAAGCATGGCATTGACCTCATTTAGAGAGATTGCTTATATCATCGAAGGCAATCCGACTATGAAGGCAATGGTTAAGCAAATTAGATATGCAAACGGAACAGAGTCCATTGAATTACTAGATGGCACACGTTTAGATGTTGTTGCAGCAACCAGAGATGGTTCGCGTGGTCGAACAGCCGACTACTTATGGATTGATGAGTTGCGTGAAATCTCAGAAGAGGCTTTTCAGGCTGCAACGCCTGTAACACGCGCACGCGCTAATGCACAATCACTTTATACAACAAACGCAGGCGATGCTTTTAGCACAGTGCTTAATTCCATTGTAGAAAGAGCGCGTTCTTATCCACCAAAGTCTTTAGGTTATTACGAATACAGCGCACCGCAGTATTGCAAGATAGATGACCGCGAAGCATGGGCGATGGCAAACCCTGCACTTGGATATACAGTGTCAGAAGAGGCAATTGAGGAATCAATTGCAACATCTAGCGTTGAAACAACAAGAACTGAAACGCTTTGCCAATGGGTCGATTCATTACAGTCACCTTGGCCGCTTGGCGTTATCGAAGAAACCTCCAATAGTGATTTAGTAATGTCACCTGGACCAATTACAATCTTTGCCTTTGACGTTAGCCCATCAAGACGAAATGCAAGTATTATTGCTGGACAGATTCTTCCTTCTGGCAAAATAGGGTTTGGTTTAATGCAGACATGGGAAAACTCTGTTGCAGTAGATGATTTAAAGATAGCAGCAGACATCAAAGCGCTCTGTGACCAATGGAAACCGCGTGCGGTGATGTATGACAAATACACCACGCAGTCAATCGCAGACCGCCTCTCTAATTCAGGCGTTATGGTCGAAGACTGCTCTGGTCAGCGCTTCTATCAGGCGTGTGGGGAACTTCTAGACGGATTTGTCAATAATCGCGTTGAGCATCAAGGGCAACAGGAGTTAGTTCAAATGTTTAACAACTGCGCCGCTAAAACTAATGACCAAGCGTGGCGTATCGTAAGGCGCAAATCAGCAGGTGACGTGTCAGGCGCAATTGCAACTGCAATGTTGGTTCACAAACTATCTATGCCAGTTTCACGACCTCAAATTGTTGCCTAGACACAACGACACGAAATTGTCAAATGTTAGACATAATGTGGTACACTGTCTAAATGGGTATTTTCTCGCGTTTTAATACGCAAGCACCACAAAAGCAAGAATCATCAATCCTTGCGCAATATGCGCCGCAATTGATGTCAGAAAATTACAATCTTTACAATTATGGTGTTCTTGGTATTCGTCGCGAAGAGGCCATGAGCATTGCCTCATTGGCTAGATGCCGCAACTTAATCGCAGGCACAATTGCTTCAATTCCTTTAGAGTTATACCGCAAATCAACAGGCGAAGAACTAGGTTCACCAGTTTGGTTAGAGCAACCATCTAAATCACAGCCACGTTCAGTAACTATTGCATGGACTGTTGACTCATTACTATTTTACGGCGTAGCATATTGGAAGGTTACAGAACTTTATGCAGATGATGGCCGTCCTGCTCGTTTTGAGTGGGTTGCTAACACTCGCGTTACATTTGATTTAAATATCGAAAACGAATATGTAACTCAATACTATGTTGATGGTTATGCAGTGCCAATGGAAGGCCTTGGAAGTTTAATTACATTCCAGGCATTTGACGAAGGCGTATTAGCACGCGGTAAAGAACTTATTCGTGCAGCAGCAGATTTAAATAAGGCTGCATCAATTGCTGCGGCAACTCCAATGCCTTCAGGCGTACTGAAAAATAACGGTGCTGACCTAGACCCTAAAGAAGTTCAGGGATTACTTGCCGCTTGGCGCACAGCACGCAACAACCGTGCAACTGCATATCTCACATCTACTTTAGAGTACCAAGCGACATCATTCTCACCTAAAGACATGATGTATGACGAAGCAAAACAATTCATGGCAACTGAAATTGCAAGAATGTGCAATGTTCCAGCAATTTATGTATCAGCAGATATGAACTCCAGTTATACATACACAAACGTTCTTGATTCACGCAAAGACTTTGTTGCTTACTCATTACAGCCATTTATCTCAGCAATTGAGGACAGACTCAGCCTCGATGATGTAACCGCACATGGCAACGAAGTGCGTTTTGATTTAGACAAACAATTCTTGCGTCAAGACCCAATGCAGGAACTTCTCGTAATAGAAAAACTTCTTTCCTTAGGCCTAATTACTTTAGAACAGGCAATGGAAATGACAGACCAAACACCTAATGGAAACGGCGGTATGTAATTTGAAAATTACATTTGACGCGTCATTCGCACAGGATATTCAAGCCTCTAGCGATACACGCATGATTTCAGGAAAGATTGTTCCGCTAGGTGCGGAAACAGGTTCCACTTCAGCAGGCAAAGTTATTTTTGAGCGCGGTTCAATAGCGATTCCAGAACCAAAGACAGTTAAACTGCTATCACAGCATGATGTCAAGGCCCCATTAGGCCGCGCTCAGTCTTTTACAGAAACAGAAGATGCAATTTTTGCATCATTCAAAATCAGCAATTCATCACGCGGTACAGATGCACTTATCCTTGCAAGCGAAGGATTACAAGCAGGATTATCTGTTGGCGTAGAAGTTGATAAGTCATTTAACAAAAACGGCGTCATCCATGTAACAGCCGCAAAACTCATGGAAGTAAGTTTAGTAACAGAGCCTGCATTTAAGTCGGCGCAAGTTACTGATATTGCAGCAGAAGAAACAGAAGTTTCTGAAGTTGTAGAACAAACCCAACCAACAGAAAGCGAGGCCGTCGTGGAGATTACTCCAGCAGAGGCAACAACTCCTGAGGTCGAAACCCCTGCGGTAGAGGCCTCACGTCCAACAGTTAGCGTTACAAACGTACGCGAGCGTGTTGCACCAATCACTTCAGCACAATACCTAGAGGCAAACATCAAAGCAGCACTTGGTGATGATGAATCACGTCGCGTAATTCGCGCAGCAGATGATTCGACTTCAACCAACACTGGTTTGACGCTCCCAGGTCATCTACAAACTTTCCTTACTGACACATTTACAGGCCGTCCTGCATTTGAAGCAGTAACACGCGCACCACTCGTAGAAAGTGGAATGTCATTCACAGTTCCACGTCTTTATGTTAATGCGTCATCCGCCAACACAGCACCAACAGTTGCAGATACAAACGAAGGTGCAGCACCATCAGAAACAGGAATGACTTCTGCTTACGATACAGTTGACGTAAATAAGTTCAGTGGATTACAACGCATCAGTTTTGAGTTGGCAGATAGGTCATCTCCTGCGTTCATGGAATTGATGATGGCTGAGTTACGTAAAGCCTACGAAAAGGCAACAGATGCAGCACTTATTGCAGCATTTACTGCTTCTGGTACACAAGCAACAGGTGTTGCTGCAACAGCAGCAGGACTTCAATCATTCATTTCAGTAGAAGGTGCAGCAGCATATAAGGGAACTGGCGGAGATTTCGCTAACAAACTTGTTGCTTCAACTGACCAATGGGCAGCAATTGCAGGATACGCTGACACAACAGGTCGCGCATTGTATTCAGCACAGGGTGCAACATACAACGCTTCAGGTAACGCAGTAGCAACTTCTGTTGTTGGTGGCGTACTTGGTACAGACCTTATTGTTGACCACAACATTACAACTTCAGGTATCGTTGACGATTCAGCGTTCCTAGTTGCACCACGCAGCGTGTACGCGTGGGAATCCCCTACGACAAATTTGAGAGTCAATGTGTTGACCTCAGGTGAGATTGAAATAAATCTCTACGGATATTTAGCACTCTATGTTGCTAAATCTGGTAAGGGCGTTCGTCGCTTCAATTACACAGCACCGTAAGCAATACCCTAAGTCACTGAAGGCGGGGCGCAGCCCTTGCCCCGCCTTCAGTCTTTAGAAAGGATTAAGAATGTCACTTTGCACAGTTGCAGAACTTAGAAGCGCACTTGGCGTTGGAAGTTTATATAGCGACGCTACGCTTCAACAGACATGCGATGCTGCTGACGCTGTAATCCTTCCTATGTTATGGAATCCACAATGGTATGCAGTAGCGCATAGCAACATTGTTGGAGAAGGAACTTTGTATTTTGATATTTTAGTAAATGAAATTTTTTATGTTGGACAAACTGTAACTATTTCAAATTCAGGCAGTTCATATAACGGAAGCAAAGTAATTACAGCCGTTGGTGAGTATTCAATAAGTATGGCTACAAATCATGCAGCAATAAAGCCTAAGCACCCTATTACTCCTTATGGCACAGTTGCAACAACGACTTACACAGACTGGACTGCCGATGCAGCAGTGCAAGAAGCCGCGCTAATGATTTCAGTTGATATTTGGCAAGCACGCCAAGCCAGCAATTCAGGCGGCGTATCACCAGACTTTGCACCATCGCCTTACCGCATGGGAAATACTTTGCTTGCACGCGTACGTGGTTTGTTAGCCCACGCGATTAGCCCAAGTTCAATGGTTGGATAATGCCAACAGCACTAACAACCCTAAGAACAACTATTGCAAGCGCTTTAGTTGATAATTCTTTATACCAAGTTTTCGCGTTTCCACCTGCAACCGTTTTAGCCAATTCAGTTATCGTTGCACCAGATGACCCATATTTAGAACCAAACAATAATCAACACAATACCATCGCTCCAACTGCGCGCTTCAAACTCGTTTTGACTGTGCCTTTATACGATAACGAAGGTAACCTTAATGGAATTGAAACAGCCTTAGTTGGCGTGTTCAATAAACTCGCAGCGTCATCCTTGACGTATAATGTTGGAGCAGTTAGCCAACCAAGCGTTCTAAACGTGGACTCAGGTTCACTTTTGACGTGCGAGATGTCACTGTCCGTACTAACCACCTGGAGTTAATATGTCCGAATGGGAAAAAGAGAACGAGGCCTTCCTGAAGAAAATCGGGCAGGTAACACCAGCAGCACCAAAATCAACATCTATTAAGAAAGAAGAGGAATAACCTAAATGGCTGTATTTCTAAATAACAAGGTCGGCGTTAATTTTT